GCATATCGGATACTCCGTACCGGCTCTGTAGCTGCGCTTGGATTTGCTGTGCGTTTACTCCTTCGGGGATAACCCATTCGGAGCATTCCGTGCCGATAATTAAATCTTTTGCGCTTGCCATCCACTTAATCGCATCGTTTTTATCGCTTGCAAGTTCAAAATAGAACGCATGAGAAGGGGCGGTAACATTATTGATTTTTTCTATTGTGGTATAATCTTCGCTCGCAGGGCTTTCGGGGTTCTTCCATAAATGAATGGAAAGCACCATATCTTCTTTATCTTCCGTTACCGCATTCGATAACGTCATCGTATCGCCGGTAACCGATACAACCTTTGTTCCGCTCGGCACGCCCTTATGCCCGGAAACATAGTAATCTGCAATATTCGTAATGCCGGTAAAGTCTTTCGTAACAGCGGTAAGCGTCGCGCTTCCCTTACTCGCTTTTGCGCTAAAAACTCTCAAGTCCGCTTTTTTTAATTGAGTAGATGAGGATACGACCGTATCAAAATAGGTAAAGTTTCCATAATCAAAAACCTTACTTGCCCATACCTTCTGCGGCTCTTTTGTACTGCTCGCTAAAAAAAGCCGTCCCGAAAAAAGCGCTACGCACGCAGGATATTCATCGTACCGTTGAAACGGCACTTGCTGTGCATTGCCGGTAATACTCAAAGCGCCAAGGGTAAAACTCATTCCCCCTTGCCATGTAATTACATACGGCTTATAGTGCCGATGGGTAAGATACAGCCGGTCAAAGGTCTGCACATACTGAACCGCTTCAAGCTCCGCGCTTTTATAAAGCGGGAGCTCAGGCGTGGGTAAAAATTCAATCGGATAGCCGGCATTCTCTAAAAGCGTTCCGTTCTTCCATATTCTGATATACTCCGCCCCAAATTCAAAAAGAAAAGAGACGGCCGTATTGACGATAAACGGAATAAGCCGTGCCGCGCCTTTGAGCTTTCCGACTCGCTCCGTCCCGCTTCGGCGCGTAATGCCGCCTTGCGTCAAAATGGTAAAGTTTTCAAGCCGTGTAACGCTTTTTTGATACAGCGGTAAATCGATGCGCCCGTAAAGATTTTTACTGACTTCCCCGCCTGCAAAATTCGTAATTAACATAATTGACCGCACCCCTTTATAAAAATCTCATGTGATTTTTACGTTTAGCTTATCCACCATTGATTCCCTTTTTTCTTTCCGGCGCTTAATGTTTTTGAATTTCGATAGCCTGCCGCTTCAATCATCGCCGCTTCTTGTAAAAGCATTTGGTGTAAATCGGGTTTCCCGGAAAGCTCAAGGGCAAACTTGCTCGCTAAGCGCAGTTCAAACGCTTGATAAAACATTGCCTCGTATTCAGGCGGATCATAATCGGGAAAATCATCAAGCGGTTTTTCAACTCCTTCCGGCAATCTGCCATTGGTAACGTACACCAATACCGGCTCATTTGAATCGGTATAAAGGATTTTTCCTTCGACAATATAAAAACTCTTATCCGTAAGGCCGATAATCTTTCCGCAATCAATCGGCAATCGGTACGCGCCGCTAAAATCGGTATAGTTATCGATAGCCGCTTTTTCTAACGGCTTCCGTTTTTTACCGCTCGTCCATGCAGTAGTCTCTAAGCTTTCAAGTATGGTAGTAAGATAAAATTTTTTTACCATAAGGTACGCTTTCGAGGATTTATCGGCGCTATTAAGCTCGCTTTGCCCCGCGGCCGCAAGCGCTCTATTTGCCAATGCTCGATCGATATTCATAACTTTCCTCTTTTCCCTTGTGTAAAAAAGAGGCTTAACAGGCATTGCCGCTGCCTAAAGGGAGGGAAAAAAAGCAGCAGATACGCCCCGAAAAGCCTCTTAAAAAAATCATACATTCAAGGTAAACGCTTTACCCTTTATGCACCTTCTTGTACCGCTTGGAAAAAATCAGGCACTTCACCGCTTGTTGTAAGCGTGTCCCCTTCGCGGTAATACTGCCCGTTAAAGGTACAGCGCGTCTTGCATTCGTACGTTACCGCTTTCCCGTTATCGCTTCCGGCACTTTTCCCGCTTGCCTGCGGAGCATCGGTAAGTAACGCTTCTTTTTCTGCTTTCAACGCTTCTTTCTCCGCTAAAAGCGCCGCCTTTTCTTCGGCAAGCGCTTCTTTTTCCGCTTCAAGAGCTTCCTTTTCTTTGGCAAGCGCTTCTTTCTCCGCTAAAAGCGGATCCGATGTGTGCAAGGCACTTGCATCGCCGCTTTTACCGCTTTCGGTATCTTCTCCGCTTGCGCCGTTTTCACTTTCGGCAATAATATCTTCGATCTGCTCTTCCGTTAAAAACGGATTTTCCCCTTTTAATTTTTCCCGCATCTTTTCAAGCTCTTTTTTATTCATGCAATGCTCCTTATAAAAAACGCTTTTAAAAAAATGGGTAATACCGTACGCTTAAAATTCGCCATTAAGTAATTACCCACTACCCATTAAATCAGGACTTCGGTGTTTAAAACGGCGTGCACCTTTCCTTTCGTGAACGTTCCCGCTACCTGATACTTCAAGCGGATAAACCGGCGTAAGCCTTTGGGAATGACAAGCGAATAAAACACGTCCGGCCCCGCCGCCTTGAGTTGTGCCGTTTGGAATGTAGGGGATGTAAGGGCATCGGTGTACGTTGCACCGTCCGCGCTATCTTGCAGCACAAAGGCAAGCGAGGAACCGCCTGCAAAATCTTCCTTTATCCTGATGTCAATCGCTTTTCCTGCCGCGCTACAGTGTTCCGCGCCGAAATCAATCGCATTTTCACTTTCCGCACTTGCCGTAATCGCCTGATTTTCAGAAAATTCAAGCCGTTTATCCAAATACAAATTATTCATTTTAAACTCCTTTGTTTACGCCTCATCGTATGTTTTTTTGAAAATATCGGGCTTGCAAGGGTAGAGTTCTCCGCTTACACCGCAAATAACATAATCACCAACATCGGCTTTCATAACACCTTCGAGTGTTTCTATGTTGATAGTTCCGTCATTATTTTGCGTAACCGTCGAACCTGTATTAAAAGGGCGGTTCGCTATTGCCAGAAAACAATTATGGCTTCCGTCGTTTATTATCGCCTTAATTTCAACAGGTTTCTTTCTGTAATTTTTCACATAAAGCATTTTATATCTCCTTTTGGGTAACGGCTCTACATTATCCATTACCCATTACAAATTACCCATTAGACAAGCGCTTGTTCCGTCGAAAGGATTGCGTCCACTCTTCGGCATCGCCCCTTTCTAATGTGCGTAATCAATTCACCCCACGGATCGATACTCGTAAAGACGGCATTACCTTTACTCCATGCCGCCTTATCGATTTTGACGAGGGCGTCTTGATTGGAGTAAATCGCAATCGTCGGCGTTCCGGCAGGAAGGCGAATCATCGCTTCAAGGATGAGCTCTACAATCTTATCGCCTGTGGTGTTTTGGTCGATGTTACAGATACGCTTAATCGCATCGGGGTGTGCAACCGAAAGCCCGTAATGCGTAGAAAAAAACTGCACATAAGCAGGCATGACGCGCCCTTCTCCCATCGGCCAATTCTGTACGCCCATATCCTCGGTTTTAATACCGCAATCGCTTCTGCCTTTCGGGTAAATTAAATGCGCAAAGCCGCGGCCGAGTGCGCAGACATAAATCGACGTACAGCGGTTGCCCGTCCCCCCTGCGTTAATCACGTTCTTATTTGCCAAATCATTCAATCGAACCGCAAAGCCGTTTATCTCCGCTTCGTTTCGGGCATTATCTCCGTAGATAAGTTCTTCCGCCTGTGTCTGTCCCATACCGGCTAAAAACGCCTGTGCCTCGCTTTCGCGTAACGCCTTTACATTGCCTGAATGCTCGGCAAGGTCTTTATCGACGATGCTGTAATCTTCAAGCATCGTAATACGGTCCCGAAGCGTATCCGTCGTAGTCGCTCCCGGCTTAATACCTTCGTTGTATTTACGGTGCGTTCCGCCCCGAAGGGAAGTACGAACAATCGTGTTATGCACGGTGCCGTCGTTTGCCTCCAGAACCGGCATATCTTTTAATATTTCATTCGTCTGACTTAAAAGTTCGACGATATGAAACCCGTCTTGATTATTGCTTCTCCGCATTACTTCCAATGCGGTTAGCTGATCGCTCATGCTTAAAGTTGGCATACATTACTCCTTACTCTTATGTCCCGAAAAATGAGAACGTGCCGCCGTCTCGCGCTGATGTAATGCCTTTCGCGTTTGCATTACCGCCGCCGGTCACCGTGCGGCTTTCTGAAAGCGTTTCGCCGATTTTAATAAACATCTTTACAAAATCGGCATGATAGGCTAAGCCCGTTTGTTCCAATTGTGAAAAGACTGCATCGGTACCGAACATTTTCAACGCTTTCGTATACTGCTCCATCTTTTCACCCGCCTTATTCCCGAACTCTTTTTTTAATGCAGCGTCCGTTTCTTGCGCCTGAGTTTTTAAGGCTTCTGCAATCTGCACCTTCTGGTCTTCCCCGATTTTATGAAAGAAAGCATAAAGGCTTTTTGCCTGTGCATCGGAAAGGTTCGCTTCATACGCCGCTTGTGCAAAGCGCTTTTCCGCTTCCCATTCCTGTTTAAAGCCGTATTTGTCGGCCGCCTCGGGTTTCCCGAGCTTTTTATAAAAAGCGTCAAGTTCTTCCTTCGTGGCCTTTTCGCCGGGTATCGCTTGCATACTGCCGAGCTTTTTTTCAAGTTCGATATAAGAAGAAGCAAGGCTTGAAATATCTTCAAACTTTGCTAACGCCTTTACCGCGTCCTTATTCTCCTTGAGTTCCTTCGATAGCTGCGCTCCCCAAGCCTTAAGCTCCGGCTGTACTGCTACCGCCTGTCCGGTCGCTGCCTGTTCCGGTGTGTTTCCATTTGCGCTGTGCGCGGTCGAGTTTTTCGGGGCATTTCCGTCTTTCAGCTCTCCCGTTTTTGCGTCATTAAACGCGCCGGTAAGAGAAGTGCCGGTGATGCCTGTGCCGCTTCCTGCATTCCCCGCACCCTGTGGACTCTGATTGCCAGTATTCTGATCTAATTCGCCCATATCCGTTTACTCCTTTTTAAGGTTTTTCCTGCAATGTTTGATAAGGTTGCTCAAGGTTTGATAAGATGGCATCCGTGATAGAAAGCGTCTTTTTTATTCCCAATCGCTCCCTTATAAAAAACTTCGCATATTCGCATAACGCTTTTTCAGCGTCGCTTG